ACATATTGCTCAGGCAATTCAATCGGCTAAGGAAGGAAATCCTAACGAAATGCAGGATTCCCTTGGCGCTGCATTGTCGAATAAGATTACTGACGCCATTAACTTAAAGAAAATTGAACTGGCTGGAGAATTCTTCGGAGAAAAGAACGACGACGAAGAAGATGATGATGCTGCTGAAGAAGAGAATGGCTCAGAAGAAAAAGAAGATAACGGGAAGAACGGCAAAAAGAAAAAGAAGAACCCGTTTGCAAAGAAGAAAAAGAATGGGGATGATGACGAAGACGAAGACGATGAAGAGGATGAGGAAGACGAGGAATAAAACAGATGGCTAAATCATTTAAAAGCATTAGACCACAACTTGTCTGGGAAAACGACAAACCCGAGCGAGAAGAAAAAATCAAGAGCGCAGGTGTAGATTCTCCTCTTCCGTCTGATGATGAAGAATTGGATGATGCAGACGAGAATACACGAAACCTTGATGGTTCTGCGGAAGGTATGGTTACCAAAGCTATCAAGCCAATCTATGTGAAACGCAAGGATGGTTCATATTCTTTGAACACCGAACAGGTTATTCGCGAAGACCAAGAGCTTGTTGAAAATGTAATGGATACGCTAAAGAAGATTGTAACTCAACATCAGGCTTCTACTATTAGGTTTAAAGACGGAACCACAATGAAAGTCGATGCCACGACAGCAAGCATTCTTCTTCAAGTTCATGGTGCATTGAACAAGAACAATCAAGTCAAGTTGGCTCAAACGGTTGCAAAAGACAAGGCCGGGTTTGCAAAGATGGCTGATTTTGCATTCCGTCAGGGACGAATTGGCGCAAAGTCGGGCTTGCAAGGCCCATCACCAAAGGCAATCTAATATGAGACTAATCACCGAACTCAACGAGAATGTAGAATTCCTAACCGAAGTCGATGAATCAACCGGTAAGAAGTCACATTATATTTCTGGAATTTTCATGCAGGCCGAACAGAAGAATCGGAACGGAAGATTCTATCCCGTTGGTATTCTACGAAACGAAGTCAAGCGATACAATAAAGAATATGTAGAGAAGAATCGCGCATTTGGTGAGCTTGGGCATCCAGACGGCCCTCAAATCAATCTTGACCGAGTATCACACATGATTAAAGAACTTCGGGAAGATGGAAACAACAACTTTATCGGTAAGGCCAAGATTATGGACACTCCTTACGGAAAGATTGTCAAGAATCTTATTGACGAGGGCGCAAATCTTGGTGTCTCGTCTCGCGGAATGGGTTCATTGAAGCCCGGAAAAACAAATGGTGTGCAAGTTGTCCAGGACGACTATCATCTTGCAACCGCAGCGGATATTGTTGCAGATCCTTCTGCTCCCAATGCCTTTGTACAAGGTATCATGGAAGGTAGGGAGTGGGTTTGGAATAATGGGCTGATTCAGGAACGAGATATTAGTGAATATAAAAAGGAAATTGAAAAGGAAAATCGAAGGCAGCTAGAAGAAACAAAGTTGCGAATATTCGGAGATTTCCTCTCAAAATTATAGAAATAATAAATAGCAGTAGAATAGTCTCAATATATTGCTTTCTTAAAGGAGTATTTTAACATGTCAGAACTAACAGATTTAATCGAAGGAGTAATCAGCGGGAGTAGCGACCAAAAACGCGCAACTGGAACTCCAGGAAATGATAGCCTTCCTAAGGAAGGTTCTACTCCTGCGAGCAAAGCTCCCAAGGCACAAGGCAAGGCGGGCGCTCTTCCGGTAGTTACTACTGACCCTGAAGTCAAAAACAAGGACGCCGAAAAGGTTTCAAAGCAAACCAAGAAGGCCAAGGAGCCAGCCCCAAGGGTTGCCGGCGGCGACACTACTCAGCCCACACAGGGTAGCTCGAAAGAGACTACTCCCAATAATAAAAAGTTGGGCGAAGATGAAGAGTATTACTACGAGGACGAAGAGGTTCTTGAAGAACAAGAAGAAGATGCATTTGAACTTCCCGAGACTAAGGCTGGAATGGCCAAGCTAGTATTCGACATGCTTCGCAGCATGGACAAAGATGAACTGTCTGAGAAGTATGTTGACATCCTCAATGCAATTCTTGTCGAGAATGATAAAGAAGATGAGGAAGAGATTGATGACGAGTCATATGCTCTTGCCCATGAAGTTCGTGCAAGAATTACACCCGAAGACATTGATATTTCTGATGATGTCCAGGCCCTTCTTTCTAACGAAGATCAAGAGCTTTCCGAAGACTTCAAGGTCAAGGCCGCAATAATTTTTGAGGCAGCAGTTGTCTCCAAGATTAATTCTGAAATTGACAAGCTAGAAGAGGATTTCGCATCCGAGATTTCTGAAGCTCGCGCCATATTCGAGGCTGATCTTACCGAAAAGGTAGACGGTTACCTCAACTATGTGGTCGAAGAGTGGATGAAGGAAAATGAACTGGCTGTCGAACGAGGAGTTAAGACTGAGCTTACTGATGATTTTATCACAGGCTTAAAGAATCTTTTCACCGAACACTATATTGAAATTCCAGACGAAAGGGTTGATGTTGTCGATGAACTCGCAAATCGTATTGATGAGCTTGAGGCTAAGCTCAACGAGAGCATTGAAACTAACATTGATCTCAGGAGTGCAATTAGTGGTCACGAAAAGGAAGAAATTTTTCATCAGCTCGCAGACGGCCTTGCCGACACAGAGCGTGAAAAGTTAGAATCATTGTCCGAAGGTGTTCAGTATGAAGATGCTGAACAATACATTAGAGCAATTGCAACTCTCAAGGAGAGTTATTTCCCTCAGGCTCCCAAGTTTGTGGAAGAAGAGGACACCGATGAATTGCTGAGTGAATCACTTGGCAAAAAGTCTTCAAGCGTTGACCGGTATGCAGATGCAATTAGCAGAACTGTCACGGCTGTAAGGCGTTAATTTTATAAATAGGTAATAGAAATCGGGTATGTAACCCTAGTTATCATAAGGAGTTAAAACATGTATCTTTCTGAAGAATTACAACGAAAATGGGGTCCTGTCCTCGACCATGAAGATCTGGGAGCAATCACAGATCCTCACATTCGAGCTTGTACCGCCATTCTACTAGAGAATCAGGAGACCGCACTTCGCGAGGCTTCTGCTTCTGGTGCAGGTCAGTTCTTGACTGAGGATGCACCGGCAAACGCAACTGGAGCAAATATTGGCAATTTCGATCCAGTCCTAATTAGTCTGGTTCGACGCGCAATGCCTAACCTTATTGCGTATGACATCTGCGGCGTTCAGCCAATGACTGGTCCGACTGGTCTCATCTTTGCGATGAAGGCTAAGTATGATGCCCAGGACGGTGCCGAAGCCCTGTTCAACGAAGCGAATACTGCATTTGCCGTTGCTGGTGCGGCGGCAGCACACGCTGAAAATGATTCACTTCTTCCTGAAGCTGCAACTGCTAATGGTATGGTAACTGGTGTTGCTGAAGCTCTTGGTGATTCTGTCTCTAATCCAATTCCCGAGATGGGCTTCTCCATTGACAAGGTTACTGTTACAGCTAAGACGCGGGCCCTCAAGGCAGAGTATACTGTCGAACTCGCTCAAGACCTCAAGGCTGTTCATGGCCTCGATGCCGAGACTGAGTTGGCTAACATTCTGTCGGCTGAGATTCTTGCTGAAATTAATCGTGAAATTGTTCGTACAATTGTCAAGACTGCAACCTTTGGCGCGGCCGATACTGCGGACCCACACACCTTCGACCTTGATGTCGATGCCAATGGTCGCTGGAGCGTTGAGCGTTTCAAGGGGCTCATGTTCCAACTAGAGCGTGAAGCCAATGCAATCGCAAAGGCCACCCGACGCGGGAAGGGTAACATCATCATCTGCTCGTCAGATGTTGCTTCTGCTCTCTCCATGGCTGGTTCGCTTGACCATGCTCCTGCACTCAAGGATAACTTGAATGTAGATGACACGGGCAATACCTTTGCAGGCGTCCTTAATGGCCGCTTCAAGGTTTTCATTGATCCCTACTATATTGGCACGAACGGTTCAAACTATGCCGTTGTAGGCTATAAGGGCTCAAGCGCATATGACGCTGGTCTGTTCTATTGCCCATATGTTCCGCTCCAGATGGTGCGTGCAGTTGGCGAGAGCAACTTCCAGCCGAAGATTGGCTTCAAGACTCGTTATGGTCTCGTTGCTAATCCGTTTGCGACAACTAATGGTCTAGGTGTTGTTGATACGAATGACGTTACCGCAACAGCCCCTGGTGATATCAACATCTACTATCGCTCAATTATTATCCAAAACCTGATGTAATAGTAGTAACTCTCTGTAAATAGAGGTTATATTACCCATTAAAAGGGAGCCTTCGGGCTCCCTTTTTTTGTTATAAATAGAGGTGAGGAGATATTAAAATTATGGCATCTGATATAGGCGCAATCGCAAGTCAACCAGAAAATCAAAACTTTCTTTCCCCTGTTGGGTTTCGTTTTAGTATTCGTAAAATGCCTCATGTCAACTGGTTTCTTCAGTCCGTAAACATTCCTGGTATTACCATGGGCGAAGCACCCCAGCCTACCCCATTCATTGATGCAGCACAGCCTGGTGAAAAATTGACCTATGACCCTCTTTCAATCACATTCAAAGTAGACGAGGACTTAAAGAACTGGTCTGAACTTCAAGAATGGTTGATCGGCATAGGTAATCCTGGTAGCTTTCAACAATATAGAGATAACTTAAAAAAGCACGGTACAGAGGCAATTATTTCTGATGCCACACTTCTCACCCTGAACAGCACCATGAATGCAAATTTTCAAATCACATTCAAAGATTTATTTCCAACATCACTTGGCGAGTTAGTATTTGATTCTACCCAAACGGATATTGATTACCTGACAGCCTCGGCTACTTTCCGTTACCTAAGTTACGATTTTAAAAAAATATCAAAATAGCACTTGACAAATCGTAAAAAAAGACTATACTTATAGATACTTGGATTGTTGTATGGAGGCTGTTTTGAAGTTAGAAGAGATTCTTGCCTTGTGGGAAATTGATAGCAAGGTTGATACAATTGAATTAGACAAGGAAAGTCTAAAGATTCCCTCCTTGCACAATAAATACCTTAAAATCTATACCTCAGAAAATCTTCAGCTCAAGAGGATGACTCACGATTTTAAGGAAATGGAAAGGCACAAGTTTGAATACTACTCAGGTAAAATGAGTGGGGAAGACTTGAAGGAGCAGGGATGGGATCAATTTGACCACAAATTGCTCAAGCAAGATATTCCGCGCTATCTAGAATCTGACCGCGAATTGATTAAACTGCTATTGAAGATCGACTATCAGAAAGAAAAGGTAGAGACAGTCAAGTCTATTATGACCAACATCAATGGGCGTAGTTTTTATATTAACAACGCAATTACTTGGCAAAAGTTTTTAAATGGAATTAATTAG